GGTCGCCGGGATGCTCGACTGGCTGAACGCCAACCACCTGCTGATCCCGGCGCTGGCCGCGCTGAGCGTTGCCTTGATCGCGGCCATGGACACGAACCCGATCGGCCTGCTGCTCACGGCCATCGCCTTGCTGGTAACTGGCATCGTCGAGTTCGCCAAGCACTGGTCGCAGATATGGGCCGAGGTCAAGCAGATCGTCGGTGACGCGGTGAACTGGGTCAAGGCCCACTGGAACCTGATCTTTGACATCCTGACCGGTCCGCTGGGCATCGCCATCGCGTGGATCGTCAGCCACTTCGGCCAGATCACGGGCGTCGTAAGCCGGGTGGTCGGCTTCGTCCGCAACGTCTGGTCGGACATCTACAACGCCATCGTGTCGCCGGTCTGGGACGCCACCAAGGCGGTGTTCAACTTCTTCAACCAGATCCTCAGCTTCGCCGCGTCCATCCCGAGCCGGATCGGCCACTTCCTCGGCAGCATCGGCAGCGGCGCGCTGCACATGCTCGGCTTCGAGCACGGCGGCATCGTCGGCGCTGCTGCCACGGGCGGCAACCGGTCGGGCATGGTGATGGTCGGTGAGCACGGCCGGGAGCTGGTCAGCCTGCCCACGGGCTCGAAGGTCCACTCCAACCCTGATACCGAGCGGATGATGTCCGGTTCGGGCGGCGGCCAGGTGACCATCAGCTTCGACTTCGGCGGCTCGGGCTCAGACGAGCTGATCAAGCTGCTCAGGAACTCGATCCGGGTCAAGGGCGGCAACGTCCAGACGGTCCTCGGTCACTAGGAGCGCAGATGGCATTCCCTAGCACGATCCTCGACTTCAAGGCCGAACTGGACTTAGCGAGCACCTGGACCGACATCACCAGCTACGTCTACCAGCGAAATGGCGCGGTGAGCATCAGCCGTGGCAAGCCCGATGAGGCCACGGTTCTCAACACCGCGCTGGCCAACGTCGAGCTGAACAACCGAGACGGACGGTTCAGCCCTCGTAACCCGCTCGGCACGTACTACGGCAGCCTCGTCAGGAACACTCCGATGCGACTGTCGGTCCCGGCGCAGACCAGCTACCTGCGGCTGGAGGGCGACACCACCAGCTACGTCAGCACGCCCGACTCGGCTGGCCTGAGCATCACAGGCGACACCGAAATCCAGATCGACACTTACGTCACCGGGTATTCTTCCGAGACGATCCTGGCCAGCAAGTACAACGACAACGCCGTCAACCAGAGGTCATGGATTCTGTCCGTGATCGAGAACGGCATCGTGGCCTTCGACTGGTCGTCTGACGGCAGCACGCTGAACATCGCCCACTCCACGGTGCCGCTGCCGCTCGGCCGGGTCGCGCTCAAGGTCACCTTGTCCGTGGCTACTGGCACCGTGACGTTCTACACGGCCCCGTCGATATCAGGCTCGTGGACCCAGCTCGGCTCGGCTGTCGTACTCGGGGCTACCTCAGTGTTCGACTCCACCGCGCCCGTGAACATCGGCTACGACGCGAACTTCTCCAACCTGACGCCGACCATGAACGGCAATGTCTACGGCTTCAAGCTGATCAGCGGCATCGGCGGAACCGTCAAGGCGTACGCCGACTTCACCAGCCAGACGGCCGGGGCGACGTCGTTCACCGACGCCCAGTCCAACACCTGGACGCTGAACGGCACGGCTGAGATCAGCGCCCGGCAGTACCGGTTCCACGGCGAGGTGTCGGCCTTCCCGCAGAAGTGGGACTCCTCGGGCAACGATGTCTGGACGCCGGTCCAGGCCAGCGGGGTGACCCGGAGGCTCCAGCAGGGTTCACCGGCCGCCGACTCGGCCATGAAGCGATACCTGCGGCTGGTGACCGGATCGTCGGTGCCGCTGGCCTACTGGCCGTGCGAGGACGGCTCCACGTCAACGCAGATCGGCGCGACGATCGGCAACGCCATGTCGGTGACCGGCACGCCGAGCATGGCCGCCAACTCGTCGTTCCTGTGCTCGTCGGCCATCCCGACGCTGAACGGGAGCACCTGGCAGGCCAACGTACCGGGAGCGTCGGTTACTCCTACGACCAACAGCTTCAAGTTCCTGCTGTCGATTCCCTCTGGCGGCGACACTAACAACGCGGTGCTGGCCCGGATGTACACCACCGGCACGGTGGCTCAGTTCGACCTGGTGTACTCCACGTCATCTGGCGGCAGCTTCGAGATCGTCGGCTACAGCAACTCGGGCAGCCAGCTATTCAGCCCGATCCTGGCGGCCGGGATCACCGGCCATAACCTGTTCGTCGAGCTGAGGCTGACGACCAGCGGCTCCAACGTGTCGTATTCCATCAACTGGCTCGACCAGGCGTTTCCCGGCACGAGCAACGGCACGAGCGGCACGGTGACGTCGGCATCGACCGGGCAAGTCACCCGAGTCGTCATCAACCCCGACGGCGCAGCGACTAGCTCTGGAGTCGGCCACATCATGGTCGGCACCGCCAACGACCTGAACAATTACATCAACCCGTTCGACGCCTACGCGGGCGAGACTGCTGCTGCCCGGCTGGCCCGGATCTGCACCGAAGAAGGATTGGCCTACCGCATCTACGGCTATCCCGATTCCACCCAGGCGATGGGCGCGCAGACCCCGAACACGGTGATGTCGCTGCTCCAGCAGTGCGAGGACACTGACCGGGGCATGCTGTACGAGCCAAGGCAGGTGCTCGGCATCGGCTATCGCACCCGGGAGTCGATCGAGAACCAGACGGCCACGGTCACCCTGTCATACACAGCAGCCGACCTGGGCCAGGACTCCAGCACGTCGATCGAGCCCACCGATGACGACCAGTTCACCCGAAACGACGTCACGGTCACCCGGAACAACGGCTCCAGCTCACGGCAGACGGTCACCTCTGGCACCCTGTCGACGCAGGCACCGCCGAACGGCGTCGGCACGTACGACTACAGCGTGTCCCTGAGCCTGTATGCCGATAGCCAGACGGATGACCTGGCCGGGTGGATCGCCCACGTCGGCACCACTGATGAGCCCCGGTACCCGTCGATACCTGTGAACCTGGCCCGGAGCGAGCTTGCTGGCAACGCCACGAAGTTCTACGGCCTCCAGGCCATGGACCAGGGCGACTACCTGGCCGTCACCAGCCCGCCCGTATGGCTGCCTCCGGGCAACATCAAGCAGATCGTGGCGGGCACCAGGGAGAACATCGGCGGCTACGTCTACAACATCACGTTCAACTGCATCCCCGAGCTGCCGTATGAGATCGGCGTGGTCGGCACGGGCGCGGCGACAGACCAGAGGGTCGACACCGACGGCTCCACGCTGAGTACGGGCTGCACCAGCGGGGCCACGTCGATATCAGTAGCGACCACCACGCCAGCGGCTTCATCCATCAACTTGTGGACGACCACGGCAGGCGACTTCCCGTTCGACATCATGGTCGGCGGCGAGCAGATGACCGTCACGAACATCACCGGCTCAAGCTCACCGCAGACCTTCACGGTCACCCGGTCGGTCAACGGCATCGTGAAGGCCCACAGCTCGGGCGAGGCAGTCAACGTCTACGACTATGCGATCGTCGCCATCGACGACCCTTACTAAGGAGACATCATGGGGCAGACCTTAGCGGTAGCGGGCCAGCGGATCACCGCCAGCCTGCTGAACCGGATGTACGGCCAGGCCGACGCCAACGCCCACCAGGTCACGCAGGCATCGCTGACCGACCTGTCGACGGTGTATGTCATCCCGGCCAACGACGCAGCGGTAGGCACGGCCTACCGGATCACCTGCTACGGCCAGGGGACGTGGGGCAGCACCCAGCAGCAGCTCAACATGCAGATCACGCTGGGATCGTCAACCAGCCTTGGACAGGCCAACATCCCATCGACGGCGCTGGCGGCCAGCACCTCCTTCCGGTGGTACGCCGTGATGAACTTCGTCGTCGCGACGACCGGCAGCTCGGGCTCAGCGATCGGCGGCCTGGACGGCCACATCTACGCCACGGGCGCGACCGGAACGGCGGGCCGGGCCATCGCGTGCGCAGGCGCGGTGACGATGAACACCACGGTGGCCAACAACTTCCGGCTCCAGGCGAGCTGGGGCTCGACGACCGGCACGCCGACGCTCACCTGCCTGGCGACGATCTTCGAGCGCGTGAACTAGCCGCCCGGGATTCTGTCACAATGGAACTGACTGGAGGACGGGCTGCATGACCACTCAATTCATCACCATGTTCGATGACACTGACGTGTCGAAGCTGCCCGCTGGCCCGGATTTCGCCTACGCCGGGTACGTCGGCGGCCTGTTCCCCACCTTCCCTGAGTTACAGCGCCGCTTCCCGGGCCACCGGTTGCTCAGCATCGCCGTCAACGCCTCCGAGGACGCCGAGTGCTTAGACATCGAGAAGGGCGATGCCACTGTCGAGGACGCGCCCGGATGGTTTAAGCGCCAGGTGGCCCGGGGCGTGGCCTTCCCGGTGCTGTACTGCTCGGCAGGCAACCTCATCGCGCTTGAGAGCACCATGGCCGCCGCTGGCATCTCCCGGCTGGCCTACCGCCTGTGGAGCGCCCACTACACCCACGCGGAGCACCTGTGCTCGCCTAAGACGTGCGGATTCGGCTTCACCGAGGTCGACGGTACCCAGTGGACCAACCAGGCCAACGGCATCAGCCTCGACCAGTCCGTCCTCATCCCCGAGTTCTTCTCCACCGGTTCGCCCGTGCCCGACTGGGAGGTCACCATCATGAACAAGCTGCCCACGCTCCAGCAGGGCGCTAAGGACACCCCGGGCCACGTGTACTTCGTCAGCCGGATGCAGGCGCTCATCAAGGTGCTGGCGCAGATCAACAACATCGCCGGGGCGAAAGACCTGGTGATCGACGGGAACTTCGGGGCCGCCACCAAGGACGCCCTGGAAGCCATCCAGCACCACTGGGGCCTGACCCAGGACGGCGTGTGCGGTCCTAAGTCGTGGGCGCTGCTGGTGTCGGGGTGGTCATCGTAAGCGCCCATGGGGGACTCATGCACATAGCAACCATCATCGAGGCCACAGCCGCCGCGCTCACCGTGTTAGGCGGCATCGTCGGCGTCGGCTACGCCGGGATCGTCAAGCTTGAGCGGATGACCGCAGCCATCGAGAAGCTGGCCGACCGGTTAGGCACGACCGGCGTCAAGGTCGACGAGCACGATGTCAAGCTGGACGACCACGAGGTCCGCATCGTCGTGCTGGAGACCAAGACCAAGTAGCTAATGGCCCGGAATCGTACATGCCTGACCGGATGTCGAGCCGGAACAGCATGACGCGCAGCACTCGCGAGTAGCTGGGGTGGAACTGATCGCCCACGTCCTGGACGAGCTGGTCGGCATCGCCTTCGGGGTTATGCACGCGCCAGTCGGCTACGACCGTCCAGGCCCGGTGCCACATATCGCGGCCCGGCTCGCCTTCCGTCATACGGGCTTCGGCCGCTTGATGCCGGTAGCGCTGACTGAGTAGTCGTCGATACCGGCTAGCGCGGGCCAGTCGAAGGATGCTTCCTCGTGGGCCTGGCGTATCTCCTCGCGCAGGTGCTCCGGGCTGCTGCTGTTGATCAGCGGGTAAGGCTGGGCGCACCACGTCACGGTCCTGTTAATTCCGGGCACGAACCATATGTGCCACCCGGGGAACTCGCCTTCCAGCTCGGCCTTCATCGCATCCAGCGCAGTCAGGAAACCTGTCATGCAGGCACCGTACCACGGTAGCCTATGGTGTCCTATGGGCTGATGCCCTATGGCCGTGTTACGGCAGGTCATGCACTATGTCGGTATGGTCGACTATGAATCGCCGGTTGCGCCTTACCGGCAGGTGGCGGCGATTCTCCGCGAGCGCATCGACAGCGGCCAGTACCGGCCCGGATTAAGGCTCCCGTCGATCAACGACCTCGTTCAGGAGTTCGGCGTGGCCCGGACTACGGCAGGCAAGGCGCTGCGGCTGCTGGAGACTGACGGAGTGGCCGAGGTATCGCCAGGCATGGGCTACTACGTCAAGCGGCGATGAGTCCGTCTGTCTTGTCCGTATGCCCGTCTGTTTGCTGCCTGATTGAAACGTTTCAAGACAGACATGATGCGCCTCTCACATTCTGAGACCTCCCTCTCACTATCTGAGACATGCGAACCCGAGGCTGAGATTGCCTATCTCACTGTAGGGATTGTTCGTTGACACGGCCCGGAGTTGATGCCCCGGCAGGGAGCCGAGGCAGGAGGCCCGGATGAGGCTCTGTCAACGGCCGTTTGTTGACAAATACGAACCTTTCACCCGGGCCAGCATGCTTTGACCTGCGTTAATACGGTGATAAGCTGTTCTTCTGGTAGGACGTTTTGTCAACCGGGATGCCTCTGACCAGCACGTACGCGGCTAGATGCTAAAACCCTCCTGCGTTGGCATGATCTCCGTTGACGTAAGGAGGCCCGGATGGCATCTGTGAGGGAGCGGAACGGCAAGCGGGGCAAGACCTTCATGGCCCTGTACCGCGATGACAGCGGCAGGCAGAAGTCGGCCGGGTCGTACGGCACCAGGAAAGAGGCGCTCAAGGCCGGGCGGCTCGCTGAGGCCGGTGTCATGCCGGTCAAGGCCGAGACGGCGTATGCCTCGAAGATAAGAGGCAAGGCGACGGTCGCGGCGTACGCCCGGGAGTGGTTCAGCATCCACCCGATGAGCCCGCACACCCGGTATGTCTACGACGCGGTGCTGCGGGTCCACATCCTCCCGGCTCTCGGCGGCCGGGTGATGGCCGAGGTCACGACCGCTGACATCCGGGCTTACTTCCGCCGTCTGGAGGCCCGGCAGACGTCAGCCTCGCTCGGCAAGAAGATCAAGACGGTGCTGTCGTCGATGTTCCAGACAGCCGCCGAGGACGGCGTGATACCGGTCAACGTCGTGCGCGGCGTCCGGTTCCAGGCGTCACCGCCGAAGCGACGTCGGGCTCTCACCGCCGATGAGTGGCACCGGGTCCGCAGGTACCTGACGGGCGACGACCGACTGCTATTCGAGATCGTGATGGGCACCGGAGCCCGGATCGAGGAAGTCCTCGGCATGGAGACGGGCGACATCAGCGACGGCGTGTGGACGATCTCGCGGGTGCGGAACGAGATCAACAGCGTCTTCAGCAACCGCGACAAGACCAAGACCGGCAGGGCTCGGCAGGTGCGGATCGGCCCGGAGCTGGTCAGGCAGATCACGGAGCGCGGCCCGGGCCGGGTGTTCCCCGACGTCACCATGAGGACCAGGCGGACGCACTGGAAGTACGCCTGCGCGTGCGCTGGTCTCGACTGGTCGCCTGCACCGAGGGATCTCAGGCGGTCGTTCGCCACGCTGGCCCGGGCAGGCGGGGCCGACCTGGAGGCCGTCAGGATCGCGCTGGGGCACACCCGGCTGATGACGACCGACCTGTACCTGGGCGAGCGGCCCGAGGCCAGGGACGACGCCCTGCTGGCCGTCCAGCGCGCTCTCGGCGCGGCGTGATGTCCTCGGATGGACGACCTTGCAGTCTGTACGGCGAGCCTACTTGCAGGCCGATCCCCACTGACTGAAAGTAAGTAAAGCATGGTTGAATACACAGTAGGACAAGGGCCGACCCCCGCACGGTGCGCAATCCGCAGCGGAGGCCGACCCAGCCGGGTGGTGGCCGCCTAGTGGTGCTTGAACATCACTGCGAGCTGGACTAGAGCTTGCAGCAGCACCACGAAGGCGGTCGCCAGTCCGATCCACAACGTGATCATCCTGATCTGCCGCTTGGTGATGTCACTCACCTCCTCTCCCGGGTGGGCACGTGCTACACCCAAGAGCGGCAGGCAAGCCAGGACAACGTATTCAGTTGTGTGATTCCAACCGTACGGAGAACTAACGACAGCCGGGGGTATCCGACACGGCGTGTCGCCTTATAGCCTTCCTGGCGGCCGGGCCGCTCGCTACCATCCGTCCTGGTATGCGTGAGATACTTAGGTATCGCCTGGTTCGTAGCGGACCTGGAGGAGGGCGGTTCGGGATTTGCTCCCCGGGCCGCCCTCTTCACTTCAAGGGTCTGCTGCACAAGATGGCCGGGCACGCTACGAAAGCAGGAACGACATGACCTCAGTCACTGAATGGCAGCGGGCGTTACGCTCAGCCGATCTCCCTCACCACGTCAAGGCCACCCTGTACATCCTGTCGACCTACGCCGACTGGACGACCGGCGAGCACGCCCGGCCCGGTGAGCGGTTACAGGACGACTGCAACATTCCCCGCAAGACCGCGTACAACCACATCAAGGCGGCCTTAGCGGCTGGCTGGCTCGTCCAGACCTACAACGGCGGGGCCGGATCGGGCCGGAAGAAGTGGGCCAACGAGTACCGACTGACTCTGCCCGTCGAGGCCATAGAGCATGTGTCACCCGTGACCCATGCCTTGGAGGGTACTCCGAAGCATGTGTCACCAGTGGCCGATGCTATGCCAGAGCATGGGTCACCAGTGGCCGATGGGCATGGGTCACCAGTGACCCGCCACCTAGACATAGAACCTAGTCATAAAACCAACCTCGACTATATAGACGACGAGGTTCCTCCGAGGTCAAGCCGGGCCAAGGGTGACCTACCGGAGTGGGACGGGGATGTCTCGGTCCTGGTCCCTCCTCCTGGTATTCGTCTGGTTCCGGGCATGCAGGAGTACTTCGTCCGGGCTGACGGTACGTGCCGCCTGGCCCGTGGCCGGGTCCGGCCCGACGAGGTGTTCCGGGTCAAGGTCGACTTCCTGGCCGCGTAATGCCCGACAACAAGAAGGAGCAACCATGAGGTACTACCGGTCCCGCCGTCAGCGTAACGCTGAGTTCTGGGCTCAGGCGTGGGGCATCTTCCTGCTCGCCGGGGCCGCCCTGTGGCTCGTCGCGGTGACCTACGGGACGATCCTGGTGCCCGTCGCCGTCGGCCTGTGGCTGTACCGCAGGAAGACCGGCCGCTGGCCGGGCCGTCGTCGCTAACAGTTTCCAGTCCCGCTCTGGGATAATAGAACGTAGAGACGAAGAAGGTCCCCGGCGCAGGTGCGAACTTCACCGGGGACCAGCAACAGCAACTAGGACAGTGTACCATGCGAGACTTATCAACCACGTACGGCGCGATCCACAAGCACTTACAGAAGCACTTCCGCAAGGCCGGTCAGTGCGTCCGGTGCGAGCGCACCGACTGCCGTACCGAGTTCGCCCTCATCTCGGGCCGCGAGTACAGCCGGGACCGCGAGGATTACCTGGAGCTGTGCGTGCCGTGCCACCGACGGTACGACGGCAACTTACCGCCCGTACGCCGGGGCGAGGACAGCCCTTCGGCCAAGCTCACCGTGACCATCGTCATCGAGGCCCGTCAGGCGTTCGCCTCCGGTGAGCACTCGGGCCGCGATCTGGCCCGGAAGTACGGCGTAGACGCCCGGGCGATGCAGCGGGCCATCAACGGCGAGACCTGGAAGCACGTCCCGGCATACGAGCTTCTGGCCCGGGCCGACCACATCTTCGACGCGGCGGAAAGGGCGTGCTCCGATGCATAGCGATGGCAGGCCGATAGCCGGAACCAAGGTTAACCACGACGGCCCAGTTGTCCGTCGTAAAGTACGTGGCAGCCTGGAGCCGAAGAACTATTCCAGGGACACCCTCAAGGCCCTGGGCATGGTGCCCAGCAAGAAGGACAGGATCTACCTGACCGCCGCTCAGATAGTCGAGTACGGCGTCGTGTGGCGCGGCAGGAGCGATCCCAGGGTCACCGTCGAGGAGGTCCGTGAGTGCGCCAGCGCGCTCGGCTTACAGCCTCACGCCGTTGACGGCGACGATGAGCCGGTCTACGACCCGAGGCCGATCCGCCTCGCCCTGTCCACCGTCAAGCCCGCCAATGCCAGCAAGGTGTGGTGGTAATGAGCGACATCGAGCTGACCGGGCCGGTGCTGCCGAAGCACGCCGAGGACGCCATGAACCGGGCGTCACACGACCCGCTGGCCGAGTACATCCCGGGTCACTACCGCCGTATCGCCAACGACCCGCAGGCATGCCTGGCCATGGCCGCCGAGGAACTCGACAGCGCGGCTGTGGGCGACCTCAAGGCCAAGGACGTCGCCGTCCGGGTGGCCAACGTATGGATCAGGCTGGCCGAGGCGTCAGCCCGCATCAACCCGGGCCGCTAACACTTTCGAGTTCCGGCCTGGGACAATAGAAGTAAGCAGCAGCAACAGCAAAGGCAAGATCATGAACGACAGCGACTTAACCGCCAGCATCCAGCAGATACACGAGATGTTCCTGGACCTCGAACCGCGACTCAAGGCCGGTGCGATGCACGGAACCGAGTCCGACGAGCACTCCGGGCCGGGCCTCTAATGGCCGTCGGCATATACGAACCGGGACCGGCCGTCCGCCACGACGCGGGCGGCCCTCCTGGCGTCACCATCCACATCAGGGTGCCTGCCAGAATCCGGGCCATCAGGCTCAGCCAGCAGACTAAGCACGACCTCATGGTCATGGGCACCATCGCTCCGTTCATCGGCCTGATGGTCGCGGACATGTCCGCCGTGTCGCTGTGGGCGTCGATACCAGGTGTGGCGGTCATCATCACCTGCTGCATGATCGCCCTGATCCACGTGACCTCGCACTTCGACAGGAGGAGGTAACGATGGAAGCTGAGCTGGAACCAGTCGACAGTACGGGTCGACGACCGTGGGAACGACGTCAGCTCTGCCGTGAGTTAGCCACTGGCGATGTGACTCAAGCAGCACTGGCCCGGAAGTACGGAGTCACCCGTTCGGCCATCAACAACTTTGCCAAGCGTCATGCCCGGGAGATCGACGAGATCAAGGAAGACCTCGACAACGAGTTCGCCGGTCTGTGGATCGCTGATAAGGCCAAGCGCCTCGCGGCCTATCAAGACCTGTACAACCAGGCAGAGGAGCACGAGAACTCGGGCCACCACGAGTGGATCAAGGCTAAGTCAGCCATCCTGAACAACGTGGCCCGGGAGCTTGGCCAGGACAAGGAAGCAGCGTCTTCCGTCCAGCACGTGATCGTCGGCGTCCAGGTGGAGATGCTCCAGTGAGAAGCCCCTTAGCAGTATGGAAAGAGTACCGACTAGCCCGGAGCCTGGTCAGGGAAGCTGAGTCCCTGACTACAGTCAAGAGCCTCCCCGTGGTGATCATTGCCGAGGTGGAGTGCAAGTCGGCAGCAATATTAGACGACAGCCGCGTCGTGCTCGATCAGATACTCGACGACGTTCGGTATTCCAGGCTGGAAGACTCAGCTATGTCAGTCCAGGCCCGGATGGACGAGCTGCGTGCCCGGTACGGATCACGGTCTGATCTAGCTGAGAACCAGATCATCTACGACCTGGCCCGGATGGCGACAGGACGTACAGGGGGCGTGGGAGTATGACCGAGCATAAGTACCGGCCAGTAGGCAGTGCGTTAGAGCTGTTCCAGTGCCGCGAGCCCGAGGTATTGCTCAGTGGTGCTGCCGGGACTGGCAAGAGCCGGGCCTGCTTAGAGAAGGTCCACGCGATGTGCCTGCTGAATCCGGGCATGCGTGCTCTCATCGTCAGGAAGACAGCCGTCAGCCTGACATCAACGGGCATGGTGACCTTCCGCGAGATCGTGGCCCGGGAGGCACTGGCCAGTGGCGAGCTGAAGTTCTACGGCGGCAGCCGTACTGAGGCAGCGGGATTCAAGTACGCCAACGGCAGCACGATCACTATCGGCGGAATGGATAAGTCGACCCGGATCATGTCGTCGGAGTACGACGTGGTGTACGTCCAGGAGGCCACTGAGCTGACCGAGGACGACTGGGAGTCCATCACCACCCGGCTCAGGAACGGCAAGGTGAGCTTCCAGCAGCTCATGGCCGACTGCAACCCGGGCGCACCGCAGCACTGGCTCAACCAGCGATGCACGCGCGGCCAGACTGTGATGATCCCGTGCCGCCACGAGGACAATCCTCGGTTGTTCGACGGCAAGGAATGGACGACTGAGGGCGCGGCTTATCTCAAGAAGCTCGAAGCGCTGACCGGAGTCCGCTATCAGCGGTTACGTCTTGGCCAGTGGGCAGCGGCCGAAGGTCTGGTGTACGACACCTTCGACGCATCCGTTCATCTGCACAAGCCGATCGGCCTGCCGCCGAAGAACTGGACGCGGTACCTGTCGATCGACTTCGGCTACCGCAATCCCTTCGTCTGCCAGTTCTGGGCGCAGGACCACGACGGCAGGCTTTACCTGTACAAAGAGCTGTACATGACGGGCCGTCTGGTCGAGGATCATGCCCGGCAGATACTCGCGGTCATCAAGAAGGGCGACGGCCACCAGCCGGACGTCATGCCGAGATTCGTCGTGTGCGACCACGACGCCGAAGACCGGGCCACATTGGAGCGCCATCTGGGACTCAGCACCGTGGCGGCGGCGAAGAACGTCAGCGAGGGCATCCAGGCTGTGCAGGCCCGGCTCAGGGTGCGCGGTGACGGCAAGCCGGGCCTCGTCATCTGCCGTGACGCACTGATCGAGCGCGACCCGACTCTGGCCGACGCCCATAAGCCGTCGTGCACGCAGGACGAGATCCTAGAGTACGTCTGGGATGCCGCTAAGGCCCGGATGGCTGGTGAGGACACGGCCAAGGAAGCACCTCTCAAGGACAACGACCACGGCATGGACGCGATGCGCTACCTCGTAGCCGAGATCGACCTGGTTGGCCGTCCTCGTGTGAGGTTCATCCAGTGATGTAGCACCGAAGGACTACGAATCTCAGGATGTGATACAATGAGTATCACTGGATGAGATGATCCCGCATCAGCTACCCCTGAGAGGCGATGTTGGCAGCTCTCGCGCCTAGCGTCCCCGTCGTCGGACGCCGCCTACGCGGTGCCGCCCGGTCTGCTCTGCTGGCAGTCAAGTCGGCGGCTGTTGCTGTTGCGGCCCCGCACCGGGCGGCACTCGCCAACTTACGGGCCATCCCGCTGTTCCTAGCTGGCACTGCCTGCATCGACTTCGCTGCGTTCCACTACATCCACATGATCGGATGGGCCGTCACCGGTCTGTCCCTGCTAGTCGTCGAGCGCGCCATCGAGGACGACAAGTAATGAAGTCGGGTCTCAGCCGGTTAAGCAAGCAGTCCGGGCCACCGGTCCCGTTGTCCAGCAACTACCGGCGCGGCAACATGTTCGACCTGGGTGTCGGCAAGGCCAGCCGTGAGACCCACATGCGTGCCTACGGGCGGTCGGGCACTGTCTTCTCGATCGTCTCGCTGTTAGCCCAGGCTGCTGCTGGCCCGGAATGGCACCTGTACAAGAAGCAGCCGCAGGATGGCCGACGGCGGTACACCACGGGCGACCAGGGCAGCGACCAGCGCACTGAAGTCGTTCAGCACGCGGCCTTGACGCTGTGGAACAAGCCCAACGCCTTCCACACCGGCTTCGAGTTCCGCGAGGGCGCGAACCAGCATCTTGAGCTGACCGGCGAGACGATCTGGGTTGTCCAGCGCGAAGGCGGGCTGAACTTCCCGACGTCGCTGTGGTACGTCAACCCGGCCCGGATGGAGCCCGTTCCCGACCCTAATGACTTCCTGCTCGGCTGGATGTACACCGGGCCTAGCGGTGAGCAGATCCCGCTCCAGCTCGACGAAGTGATCATCGAGAAGCTGCCCGATCCGCTTGATCCCTTCCGTGGTGCCGGGCCAGTAGCGTCCGTCCTGCCGAACATCGACCAGCAGCGGTATGCCACCGAGTACCAGCGGAACCTGTTCATCAACGGCGCTGAGCCGGGCGGCATCATCACGGTCGACAAGCGGCTGAGTGATTCCGAGTGGGACGAGCTGATCGACCGCTGGCGTGAGTCGCACCAGGGCGTTGCCCGGGCCGGTCGCGTTGGCGTGATGGAGAACGGCGCGGCCTACACCCCGGGCGGCCACACCAACCACGACCTGGAGTACGGGCAGCTCCGTCTGGCCAACCGCGACGAGCTGCGCGAGGCATGGCGGATGCACAAGCACATGCTCGGCACCGCCGATGACGTGAACCGGGCCAACGCCCAGACTGCCGAAGAGGTCTTCGAGGGCTGGCAGAACATCCCCCGGCTGGAGCGGCGCAAGAACACGCTGAACCACAAGCTTCTGCCGATGTTCGGCGTCACTGGCGAGGGCGTGGAGTTCGACTACGAAGACCCGAGCCCGGACAACCGCGAGGCCGACAAGGCCGAGCTGGTAGCCAAGGCCAACGCCGCCAAGGCGCTGATCGACGCGGGATATGACCCGCACGACGTGCTGGAGACGGTCGGCTTGCCGGACATGGATGTCGTCGAGAAGGCCACTCAGGCTCCTGCTCTGCCGCCTGGCTGGGTTCCGGGCCAGCCCGCTGAGCCTGCTGCGCCTGAGTCCGATGACCCGGGCCAGGACCCGGGCAACATGCTTCGGCGCGTGATGAACGACGGCTACGTGCCCGTGCAGCTATCTGGGAGGCACTGATGGAGTACGGAGCCAGGCCGCTGCGTTCAACTCGCAGGCTGGAGAACCGTGTCGGCCAGAGGCCCGGGTGGTACAAGATCACCAACTCGCAGTCCGGGCCGACCATGGTGTCGATCTATGACGAGATCGGCCTGTACGGCGTGGAGGCCATCGACTTCCAGGCCGATCTCAAGGCCATCAAGGGCGACATCGAGCTGCACATCAGCAGCAAGGGCGGCGACGTGTTCGACGGCATCGCCATCTACAACACGCTCAAGCAGCGCAAGGGCAACGTCCACGTCATCGTCGACAGCATCGCCGCGAGTGCTGCCAGCTTTATCGCCATGGCAGCCAGCCCGGGCCTGTTAGAGATGGCACCGCACAGCGAGCTGATGATCCACGACGGCCTCTGCATGGCCATCGGCAACGCAGCCGACATGCGTGACCTGGCCGACCAGTTAGACCGGGTGAGCGACAACATCGCCTCGATCTACGCCGAGCGCACGGGCAAGCCCGCCGAGTACTGGCGGGACAAGATGCGCGCTGAAACGTGGTTCACCGACCAGCAGGCCGTGGACGAAGGACTGGCCGACGGCATCCACGGCAAGCCTCGTGATCCCGACCACGACGGCGACGACGACTCGACTGCTGAGGGCGACACCGACCACGACTACGTGAAGCCGGACGGCTCTCCGGGGCCGAAGGCAAAGCCGGGCAACCAGATAGACGTAGGGGCGCTACAGGCGTTCCTAACCACCCACATGGCTCAGGAAAGGAGCCGGGCATGACCGACAAGCAGGCCCCCACTGGGCCGGATGGACTTCTCCGTGAGGTCTTAGGTGACCCCGAGAAGCTGAACAACGTCTTCGGCAAGGAGGCGATGGAGAACGGCGTCACCGCGAAGTTCCTCGACGCCTACGCCGGGGATCGCGCCCGTGACTACGAAGGCGAGCTGCTCAACAAGCTCCAGGCTGGCCTGGCCGACATGGTGCGCGAGAACGGCGGCGGGCGTGGCCCGGCTGTCGACCTGAACGTGGAACTCCAGAACGGCCAGCCGGTCGTGGCGGGGGCTGTGGCCAAGGGTCACGGCGCGGCCTACAACAAGGCGGCTCCCGGTGCCCGCTTCGAGCAGGTCACCAAGGCCGATGACCGCTTCGCCAGCATGGGCGAGCTGTGCCAGGCGATCCGCGAGGAGGCCCGGCCGTCCCGGCGCAAGGACCGCGATGCCCTGCTGAACAAGCTGGCCAAGGTCCGCGAGTTCATGGACAGCTTCTCGTCCGAAGACCCGGGCTCCGGTGGCTTCCTGATCCCCGAGATCATGCGGTCGGAGCTGCTCCAGCTCGCTCTGGAGGAGTCGATCGTGCGCTCCCGGGCCACCGTCATCCCGATGTCCACGCTGCGCGTGCCGATCCCGACCGTGGACGAGACCAGCCACGCCACCAACGTCTTCGGCGGCATCCAGTTCTACTGGGCCGAGGAGGCCGCGTCGATCACCGAGTCGGCCGCGACCTTCGGCAAGGTGGTCCTGGACGCCAAGAAGCTCGCGGGCTTCTTCAAGGTGCCGAACGAGCTGCTGGCGGACGCCCCGGCGTTCTCCGCGTTCTTCAACACCCGGGTGCCACAGGCCCTCGCGTGGGCCGAGGACGTGGCGTTCCTGACCGAGACCGGTGCTGGCACCCCGATGGGCGTCATCGGCTCCCAGAACCCGGCTTACGTGCTGGTCGACCGGGCCACCACGAGCCAGCTCAACTGGGCCGACATCGTGAACATGTACGCCCGGATGCTGCCCGCTTCGCTCAAGAACGCGGTGTGGGTCGCGTCGATCGACGTGTTCCCGCAGCTCGCGCAGATCAGCCTGTCGAGCCCGGGCATCTGGATGGGCGGCTACGGCGCTCCCACCGCCCAGGACGCGCCTCCGGTCACCATCATGGGCCGCCCGGTGTACTTCACCGAGAAGGTCGGCCCGGCCAACTCGGTTGGCGACATCTCCTTCGTGGACCTGTCCCACTACCTGGTCGGTGACCGCCAGTCGGTCGAGGTCATGGCTTCGGAGCACGCCTTCTTCCAGAACGACCAGACCGCCTACCGGCTGGTCGAGCGGGTCGACGGGCGTCCGTGGGTCCAGTCCGCGATCACCCCGCACAACGGCTCCAGCAACACGCTGAGCCCGTACGTCGGCCTGTCCGCGACCCACACCTAACCAAGTAGCCCGGGGGCATGGCCCGGTCCCGATGGCCGGGCCTCCCCCTCCGGGCGAGTCAGCAGAACCGCAGTTACGCCCGGTTCCAAGAGAACCAGTAAGGAGCCTTAAATGGCCGGAATGCGCGCCCTCGGGCGCTCCTACGATCTGATCAACGCCCCGTCGGGGATCGACATCAGCCTCAAGAACTGCTCAAGCATCACCTACCAGGCTGTCAACGGCACCACGACCGCTGCCATCCTGACCGTCGTCGCCAAGCCGTCGTTCGGCGGCTCGTCCAAGAACTGGACCCCGGCGAACGGCTTCACCCAGCCTCAGACCTACTACACCCGGACGGCTCAGACCGCCGCGTGGGTCAAGCACACGGTGGCGTCCGAGTGGTCGTCCAACGTCTTCACCGTCGGGCTGACCACGACCGGGCTGGTCACCGAGATCGAGTTCTACGTCAGCCAGCTCGCGGACACCTACGACTACATCAACGTCACGGTGTCCGGTACTGGCTGCACGCTGCCGGTGGCGGTGCTGAACGACCTGACGGTGCAGCGGACCCCGGCCAACCTGGTCATCCCGAGCGCCTAGATGTGGCTGGGCAGCGGGTGTCAGCGCTGGACCTGCGTCTGCGGGCGCTTGTTCCTGGCGATGGCGCTCGCTGCCTGCCCGGATTGCAAGAAGGAGCGAGTCGATGCCGAAGGTAACCAGGCAAGGCGGCCCGAGCAACGGCTGGGAGCCGGGGTACGAGGACGAGCAGACGGAATCGGAAGCGGTCGTAGTACCGGAACCCGAACCAGTGGTAGCGCCCGATCCCGTAGTGGCACCCGGGCCTGAGCCTGCTCCCGTGGTGGTCGACTAATGGCCAACAAGGTCATGGGCTACGACCTGCTGGCCACGCTGCAAGAGCAGGCGCAGCTCGTCGACTACTACAAGTCGCAGCCTCCGGTGGCGTGCCCGTTCGACGGCACCCCGCTGAACCAGAGCAACCGGGACGGCGAGCTGCACTGCCCGAACGGTGACTTCCTGTACCCGCGCGACTGGGACGCGGAGTCGATGTCCGGCATGTAGCCCGGGCCACAACTGAAGACCCAACCACTCCACCTCGCAAGAGGTTCTCGGCAAGAAAGCAAGGCACAGGGTGAGCACACTCAGCGCATACGCGCCTGTCAGGCGTACAGCCACGCGATCGTCGCGGGCTGCGTTCGTGCTCCCCTGGTGCAGGATGGGAGGGTCTGATGGCTGCGCATACTGCCGGTAAGGCCAAGGGCCACAGCAAGAAGCACACGGCCAGCAAGACCAGCAAGCACCACAAGGCTGCTACCAACAAGAAGCATCACCCGAAGCCCGGGCCGACGCACCTCCAGTTGCAGCACGCCATCACCGCTGCTGAGATCAAGGCCGTCAACACGGGCCACCTGGCCCCGCTGCCGTCGCTGGAGAAGCTGGCCAAGTCTGTCAGCACGCCGAAGCGCGGCGCTCCTATCAGCCTCGACGACCTGCCGGTGTGCGTGGTGACCGCACTGGCCGAGTCGCTGAACATCGCGGGCAAGGAAGTCGACCGGGACGACATGCTGGCGCTGTTCCACATGGCCGGTGGCGATCCCGTGAAGGGCCTGTCCATCCTGGAAGTGCTCGTGGCCGCCCAGCAGTTCAGTCTCGGCGGCGCGTATCCCGTCTTCCGCCCGGCCGCCACCCTGCATGACGGCGTGCTGGTCGGGGTTACCGTTCCTGCCGGGCCGCACACGGTCACTATCGACGGCCCGGGCTACCGCACGTGGGGCGAGTGGCGGCCGGTCCTTCCCGGGTTCGAGGACGACATCGAGGAAGCCTGGGAGCTGACATGGCATTAGGCATCACGCAGCCGGTGTACTGCACCCGCGAGGACGTCAAGCGGGCTGCTGACATCAAGGAGACGGCCCGGAACAACATCGCGTTAGATCGGGCCATCCAGTCGGCCAGCCGGAACATCGACAAGCACATGCACCGGGTGTTCTACCCGACGGTCACGACGCACTACTGGGACTGGCCGAACTGGCAGCGTGCGTACCCGTGGCGGCTGTGGTTCGACCAGTTCGAGCTGGCCGACGTCACCTCGAATGTGCCGGTCGTGACCAGCGGCGGAACGGTCATCCCGGCCAACGAGATCTTCTGGGGGCCGTGGAACGACTCGCCTCCGTACACCTTCATGGAGCTGAACCGGGGCAGCAACGCTGCGTTCGGCGTGGCCAGCACGCCCCAGCAGTCGATCAGCATACAGGGCACCTTCGGCTACAACATCGAGTCAGACTCGGCGGGCACGCTGGCGGCTGCGGTCAGCTCGACGAGCGCGACCACGATCACGGTGTCAGACGCTTCCCTGGTGGGCGTCGGCTCTCTGCTGCTGGTCGACTCCGAGCGGATGATCGTCCAGGCCCGGGCGGCGGTTACGACCGGCCAGACGAACGTCTCTGGTGCCACCACGGCGAGCATGGCCGACAACGCCATCACGGTGTCCAGTGGCAGCGCGATCAACGTCGATGAAGTGCTGCTGATCGACCAGGAGAAGATGCTGGTCACAGACGTCACCGGCAACGTAGTGACCGTGATCCGGGCCTGGGACGGCACCGTCTTAGCCACTCATTCGGCGGCTACGACGATCTACGCCTACCGTCTGCTGACGGTGGTCCGTGGCGTGCTGGGCACGACTGCCGCGACCCATAGCAATTCCGCGGTCGTCAACGTGCACCGGGTGCCGACCCTGATCCGCGACCTGTGCATCGCGGAGGCACTGACCCGAGTGCTGGCCGAGACTTCCGGCTACGCGGCCGGTGGCGACGGCGGCGGCGAAGGCTCTCCGCACGCCCTGACGGCAGCCCTGCCCGACCTGTGGGACGAGGCCGAGACCGGATATGCCCGCAAGAACCGACGGCGGGTGGTGTGATGAGCGACTACGTGACCACCTCTGGCCCGCTGTTCGACGGCCGGGCCGAGGAAGAACTCACCCGGGCCGTCAAGGACATCCGCGACCAGTTAGCTGCCAAGGGCGAGCAGCTCGTCCGCGAGCAGTTCGGCTCATCGATCCGCGAGAACACCGGGCACTTCATGGCGTCCATCAAGGTGATCGACTCTTCCCGGGC